AAAGTATCGTTAGAAAGTTCTGCTGACGCATCAGCTTGACTCCAAGGATTTCCGCCATCAAAATTAACATCGTCCAAATACTTTACAAAAGTTCGTTTACGAATGATTTTGGCGAATTGCATATCCACTGTTAATTAAAATATCAAATAAATCAGAATCTGCCTGACCTGTTATTTTAACCCCAACGACCTTATTTTGATATGAAAACATAAATTATTGTAAAGAAAAGCCGACAATGGCTGGTTTGGTGATGCTTGTAGTATTAGTTCCTGTATAGGCAACAAATGTTCCTGTAGTAGCAGTAGATGAATTAATATTTGGAGACTCTGCTAATGCCGCGACAGAAAGATTCCAATTTCCGATGTTAGTCAATCCAGTGAACTGCACACCAGTTTGATTAGTGATTGTTGATTCAAAATAACCAGCTAAAGAGTTATCAATTGAAACGCTATAACCTGTTGCATTTGCTACAGATACCCATCGTCCTGTGAGTTTGAAATTGCTTGGTGTTTGGTCAAATCCTGAGAATGTTGCGATAGCTGGTGTAGCCAATTGGTTAATTGCAACATTGCCAATACTAATCACTCCTGTATAGTAAGTATTTTCTAAGAAGTCTTGAGTTATTGCATTTTCAATTGTTTCAAATTTTCCTGTATCATAACGAGAAGCTGTAACGCCATATTCGTTTTGGGAATTTTCGCGAATGGAAATGATTTTGTATATTTGATCAGATGCCGATGTTCGTTCAATTCTATAAACACTGCCAGGTTTAACAGCAGCCAAGAAGTTAACATTTGGATCGTTTTGATTGAGAGAAATAATGCTTCCATAATCAACGCCTGTATTGTCGTAGCCAGTTAATGATATTTTTGTGATTTGAGATATGTTGTAGATGTCGATTTCGCTATCCAAAACACCTTTTGTCTCTTTATATAAATCTTGATCCCAGTTTATAGCGCCAGATATTTGACCGCTTGTTGCGCCTCGTTTATTTGGCACTCCTGAGTCGTAAGCAAATCCAGTGTAATTGCCACTATCTCCTTTTGCTGATGGAGAAATATCTGCACCATAAAATACACCTGTATTAGTGATTACCTTATCGTATGTGTTATTGTCTTGAAATGCTAATCCAGTTGCAAAAACAAAACCAGTAGCTCCCGTGTTATAGTAGCAATATAATTTTTGACCAGCCGAACCAGTTCCTGTATATGCTGGAAATTGATATGGATAAATTGCTGAGTTGGCAAAACCATCAGTATAGCCCGAAAACTTATATAAACCGCTCAAACTAGAATCGCCCAACAATCCTGTAATAGAAAATTGCTCAACTCTTTGTCTTTTAGTTGTTGCTAATTCTTCTAACTCAGACGATGTAGAATATCCAGTTGGAGTATAAAGAGTAATGAATCCCGTATATTGACCGCTAATAAATTGGTTATCAATTCGAAGTTTTTTGTTCGCTAGATCCACCTCTAATACTCTACCATAATTAGTTGCACGGGTTTTCATTTCATCCTCAACAATAATCAAGTCACCAGGTCTGCATAGAAGAGCTTCTAATCCAGCAGAAAAGTCTACGCTTTGATTTTCTTTTGTGGTTTGATAAATAATATGTTGACCAATGCGGCGAGCCATAGCTCTCGATGTGACACCAGATGTATTGATCGTTGTTTTGAAAACTCCTCTTTTGCGAATATCTTGTTCGTCTTGGATATATTCTACTTTTGTTTTATAGTTATCAAAACGATCTAAGTATACCACATCAACAGTATTAAACTGCAAGTCTCTACGAATATTGCTATAGTTAAAGATTCCGTCTTTGGTATTTGCATTATTAAACAAAGCAATTGGAGTTCTTGGTCTATCATCAAGGAAGTGAATTTCAGAACCGCCAAAGAAAACTATGCCGCGAAACAAGTTCGCGATGATGTTAATTGCGTCATATACTTTTGTTTGCTCTTTGAAGAGGATATTACAAGAGAATCGCGGCTCTAACCCACCAACACCATCGCTAACGCCAATAAAATAACCGTTATCGTCTACTGCATCGCAGAATCTAGCGATTTTATAAAGCTCCCATTTGTTGACTTGTGATTCATCAATATAAGCTCCTAAGCCATAGCGCTTGCTCGTTAGTAGATCATACAATATCCACGCTGGATTATCTGTCCAACCATATTCAAAAGAACCATCCCAATCTCCTTGATAGATTTGTTTTGTAGTAGTGTAATCTTTTGCACTTTTGACATATCGAATATCTAATCTAGTTTGAGAATCTATGATTTCATAATTCGATGGTATTTTAACTTTTTTTAATTTGCAGTCGTAACTACGTTCTGGAATAGAACCAAAAGCTCTAGCGTCTAATTTAATTCCAGCGATTGCTGAAAACGGATAAGAAAGCTTTTGGTCAATTATTTCAGCTACCTTGCCAAGTGCGATTTCTTTATTGATAAGAGTTGAGTTTGTTTCACAAGACAATTTCACAACTTTGATATATCGTTTAGTAGTAGATGGATCTTCGCCATAATTAAGCGCTGGAAGATCAAATGGGCGTGTTAAGTTTGCGTCATTCAAGTTATCTCCATCAATTAATTTTACAGAGTCTTTTAATAAATTTTCCGCTTCGCTATAATCCGCGCCAAAATCAATTATACAAGCGCCTTCAATTAAACCAACTATAGAATAAGAATACGATTTAAAATCTTTCTTTTCTCCATTTGTTATCTTTCCAGTTTCAATTTTGATTGCTACGATTGAGGGAATTTTAGCTCCAGCTTCTAATTTTTTTCCATCAATACCCTCAATTGATGTGGTAGCTATATGTATAGTATCAGATAAAGAACTGACGACAAGAGAGAGCGATACTTTATCTACAAAAGGATTTTCGATGGTATGTGTTACCGCTAAAGAATTATAATCTTTTTTCTCGTTGTCATTATTCCAATCGGAGTAATTGTTTTCAGCTTTGCCATAAGGTCGTTGGTCATTCGATCCTTCTTGTCCAGCAATCAAAGCCGCTTGAGATATGCTTAAATTATTTTTATTTAAACCAGCAGCGCCAAGCTTAAATTGAGTATCTTTATTATTAACAATGATTCTTTGTATCGCTTGCGATTTAATAAAAGGTCCAAGCAACTTCGCATCATAAGCATAATCACTAATGACTTTATCAAAACCTCCTAAACTACTCTGAAATTCTTCACCATTTTTAAATTGACACGATACATTAGAAAAATTAAATAATTCATTAGCTCTATTAGATATTTGAGACGTATTTTCTAATGCTTGCAAATCGACACTAGCCTGATTTAAAGCCTGTAATAAACTTTTAGGGAAGTAGTGCCAGTTGTTTTTTGCATCTTTTGGACTTCTTAATTGCTTTAATGGAACGGCAATAATAACCATACTCTTAACATCTCCTGTGTATTGATTATTGGAAATAACAGGTTGGGTTAACGTGTAGACATAATCGAACCTATCAGACAAACCTTTAATTGAAAAATCTATATCTTTGATGCTTTGAATTATTTTATTTTTAAAATCTATTTTTCGATCACTCAAATCAATAATAATAAAACAAGTGCTAACAAGCCCAGAAACAGTAGCATCAGTGACATACTTTGATTGATCTATTAATTTTTTTATCTTATCTAATGTTGTTTTATTTTTTTTGGCAATTGAGCGAACGATAGAGTCGCTAGGGTTGTTCGACTCTTTCACAATATGTCTTTCAAAAGAATTTAAAATCGCTGATTTTTGAACAATTGGAGAAGAATGGTGAATTTCAATTTTATTACTTTGCAATGTCCAGTATGTTGGCAGATCGTCATAATAATATTCATTGCTCTGCCCTCCTGCCAATACGAATGGGTATTCCCAACTTTTTTCATACTCTGGAATAGTGGTGTAAAATACTGGAATTCTTTCTGAATCTGATTTTGCAATAAAAACCCCTTCAGTTGGTAGCACCTGTTTAACTATTGTTTTAAACTTTCCATTTTCCATGTAGATACTGCTGATTGCGTTCGTTAAATTAGCAATCGACAAACTACCATAACTGTTTGTGGGATTTAAGCTTTCGGTATTTTGTATAGGCGTGTTATCCAAATAAATGCCTTTAAAAATACTTTCTTGTAATATGGCTCCATTTTGATCTACTAATCCGTCAATGGGTCCATCGGAAATTAAATCAATAATCTCTGCAACACTATAAGAAGAAATAGATTTGAATCCTCCTAGTTTTGGTGGATTTAAAATAGCAGGTTTTGGCTTCGGCGCTCCCTTACCAGCTCCTCTAACTAAAAGTTTTTTATTAACGTGTTTCATTATGAGGTTCTATCATTGTTAAGAGCTTGTCCATCTGAAAATAGAGAATTTTCTTTTTCAAATGCTTGTGGATAAGATTTGATGGTTGATTGTATAACAGCAGAACCAACTCTAAGTCTGCCATAACCTACAGGCACAGGAATGCCTTGTTCTGCGACATTAGCCTTAGAAGAAAATAGGAAAGATTGTTTTGCAGAATTAACATCAGAAGATGGTCTCTGCATTTCTGGTTTTGGAGCTAGCGCCATTTGAACAGCCATCAACATTAATCCAACGCCCAAATACGTTATAGCAGAACCAATAGCTGCTGCACCAGCGGTTCCTGCCAGTCCTACTAAGAAAGCGCTCGTACCGATAGCACCTCCAACGGAAGCGAGTCCCGCTCCAATTACACCAATGGCTACAGCTCCTGATCCTCCAATAATAGGAACTATGTCGATTTGCTTATCTTCTGAAGCAATTGACAACTCTTCTACATGAGTAATTTTTTTACCATCAATCAATAATGAAAAATGAATTCCTTGATTAGACAATTCAAATAGTCTATTACGAAAATTGCTATGAGCGCAAGAAATAGCATCAAAAACTTCTTTTGGGCGCTTGATCGCCAAACTAAAAGTTTTTCTAAACTCTTTTGCCAATATACCATGTAGTGTTACTTGTGTCATTTGAAAGCTTCCTTTAACCTTGTAAATGCTTTTACATTCAATTCGCATTCGCTAGGCTCATAAATGTGGAATTTTTTAGTATTGAGAGAGTAAATGACAAAAGGAATGCAACACGCCTCTGCCATTTTAATGTCAAATTCAGATGGATTCTCATCTCCTATAATATGACTATGGAAAATAGCCAACATATCATTATTGTTGGCAAACATTAAATACGATGCTGGATTAATTGCAAAAAAGTTTTTAGGATCAGCGGCATCATTCTTTTCAACTGTAGCCACATATTCGGGACTATCCCATCCAATGAATCCACATACTTCTTGCGTCACTTGCCCATTGCAAGCATTAACGACAAAATCGCGTATTTTAACGATTGATTTGCTTTGTATTTGTTTAACCATATTTTTCTGTTCCTGGAAATCCGCCAAATGGCAATTCTATATTTTGTTTTTGAGTATTGATAACTTGTGTAAGCGGCACTGAAGCAGTAACGCTAGTATTTAAACTGGTTGGATTATCGCCTGATATGATTAGTTTTTTGCTGGGATTATTTTCTGCGCCAATGCCTGTAGGCGAGTCAGTGATCGCCATTTCCCACCATCCTATCAGACCCTGTGTATTTGATTGCTTTCCAGAAAATTCACTGTAGTTTTTGTATACTGATTGATTGTGATCATCAATTCTTACGTTGATACCGCTAGAGCCAGTCCAGAATGCTGTTGGTCCAAACTTAATCGGACTCACCAATTCCATATTGCTAACAATTTGATTTGATGCTCCGCGAGGACTTGGAACAAATTCGTTACCAGTTGGAAACTGCCAATCATTTAACCCAAACTTGAGACGATACTGATTGCTTACAATACCGCTTTGATAATTAATATTTTTAAATCTAAAATATTCACCTGCTGATCCAGATAAAGTAAAGCGACTTGTTTCAGATATTCCATCAGTCAATTCAATGTAACCAGCAGTTGTTGCGGTAGGCGATAGTCCAGTTGCATTTCCACCTGAACATATCAAATGCAATGGTCGCAATTCATCATTTTTCCATGGCAGAGTTAAAGTTCTATTGATTTGCTGAGCGCCTGTGGTGCGTGTCGCAAAGTCTAGCAAAAGATTTTCTCCAGAAATGTATAAATTAATACCACTATATCGACAGCCACCGCTGATATTGTGAAATACCGAATAAAGTTCATTCGGATATAAATCACGACCACTTAATCCAATCCATGTAGAGACTTGGAAAAAGTTGTTTCTATGCAAATCAATAGTTTCTTGATCATAGTAAACTAAGTTTGGAGGATTAGTTTCAAATACAGCCACTTCACTTAGCGAAGGAGAAGCTTTCCCTCCACTGCCAGAGATAACAATTTTCTTAACTGATTCGTTAGCGAAACCCGTTGTTGCTCTTGCTCCATTAGTTGGCACATTTAATATTCCACTTCTAATTACAACATTGCTTTCATTAAATAGTCGAATGTAAGCATTTCCAAAATCAATAGCCGTCTTAGGATTAGTATTGTCATAGATGTCAATTCTATTTATATTTTTAGAGCTGGACCATTCTAAAGTTAATATTCCACCAGTTGGTTTAGATCCAGTTGCTTGCCAACAATCACTTTTCCCTGTCAATAAATTTACAGCATTAGTTGCTGGCGAACCTGGAACAAAAGAAGATCCAGATACGGCAGCATTAGGAGCGATGTTGCTATAGCGCAGTGTTTTATTTCGCGATGTAAAATCAACAAAATATGCTGTTCTGTCAATAGTTGATTCATTAAATTCAATTGCTCCTTTGCCAAAGCGCAATTTGCAGCCATCTAGTTTTTTATTGCAGCCATCTCGCTTCCAGAGCGATGGATTTTTATCTGGTATTGTAGAAGTGGAGCTAGTGTGTGCTGATTGGCATACATACCAAATTTTTGCGAATTCAGTTTGCGATGAATCTTTTGGATTAGCAATAGTAATCTTTTGATTTTCAATATATGCAGCATCGCCTGAAGCGTAAGTTCTTTGTTCTGACCATTTTTTTTGAGCCTGATTAGTAAACCAATCAACTGGATTAGCTACAGCCAGCTTTTCTCCTTCTTCAGTAGCAACGGGAATGCCGTTATAATTGCAACCATTGCCGCGATAATGCCACGAACAATAACGAGACATAATCAAGCGATTATTAACTTCGAAATTTTCCAAATCTAGTGGAGAAGTCAACTCCAGCTCAATAAATAATTTGTTTTCTGCTGTCTTTTGACCAATAACAAAAGTATCGTTAGAAAGTTCTGCTGACGCATCAGCTTGACTCCAAGGATTTCCGCCATCAAAATTAACATCGTCCAAATACTTTACAAAAGTTCGTTTACGAATGATTTTGGCGAATTGCAAATCATCATTGTTAATCAACAGATCAGTGGCAAAATAATTCTTGTTAGAGATGCGTATCTTTGGTCGAGCCAATTGACCATTAGCATTTACTTCAAAGCTATCAGTTTCTACGGGAATGGGTAGATACTCAATACCTTGCCATACAACTCCTTTGTTATAGACAGATCCGCCATGAAATGGAATAAATGCATTGGGTTTATCAACAGTATTGAAATAGAGTAAAAAAAGCTCTATAATAGCTGTGGGTTGCAGCTCTAGTAAACTGCTTGCTATCCGATCTTGTCCTTGTGCCATACTCTAATTTACACTATTATAAATTAAAAAAATGAACTTTCAGCAGTTAAAGAACGACAATCAAATGATTGCATCAGCAGTGATAGATTACTGCATTCGCTCCAAGCCTTATGACTTTTGTTCTATTAAAAGCCAGTCGCTCAAGATGATCCAAATTAAAAAATATTACGAATTTCTTTTGACAGAATGTGATATTTTCTACTGTAGCCACAATAACAAAGTCACATTTTTTGTCGCAATCTCTCAGTGCGAAAATCACATAGAAATACAATTTATTTTCAGTAGTCCATTTGATTTAGAAAAAAACTTTAGAGCATTCAGAGAGTTTCACTGGAATAGATTTGATCACAATAAACCATTCGTTGGAGAAGTGCGGCGACACTACAAATTAAAAACCTATTTAAATTACATAAAAAAAAGAGACAAAAACGTAAAATTTTCTCTTGACAATGGCAAGATTTTGGTATCATATAGCAGAGATGGCTTATAAAAACAGATACGACAAAACAGGCGAGGCATTCGAGAGCGGCGATAAAGCTGAGTCCTCATTTGAAAGCTCTATTAGAAAAGCAGGTTTATCTTGCGAGAAATCCTCTTTTCAAGAAGAGATTCGTCACATTGACTATTGGGTCGAAGGATCAAGACTTCCAAGAACAGCAGTGGATGTAAAATCGCGCAAGAAAGTAAAACGCGCAGATGACAAATACAACGATGATGTAGTGTGGATTGAGTTTGCCAACGTGCAAGGAAAAAGAGGTTGGCTTTATGGAGCTTCAAACATCATTGCATTTGAGCGTGAACACGACTTCCTGTTGGTAGATAGAAAGCTTTTGGCGCGACTCTGTGAAAAGCTGTGCGATCTTTCTCAACTCAACGTAGAGGTTCGTATGCCACTCTATACTGGCTATCAAAGAAGAGGGCGTAAAGATCTTCTTTCTTTGATTAAAATGACAGACATCGTTGACGGAATCAAACACACAATACTTAAAAAACAATGAAAATGCCTAAAGTAACAATCATCGGTCAGAACCATCTCTTCCCATGGAAGCTTGGCGATGAGCCTGTTTGTGAGCAATTTGAGCCAATGCCCGAAAAATTACACAAAATAGTTCTTGACAAAGTTCAATACATAATGCAAATTAACTCCACGCAAATTCACGGCAACGAAATATTCATCGACTGTTACGTTACCAACAATTTCGACACTGGACGAGTTGCATTCAAATTAACTTATGAATAACTTTCAAACAATAACAGCAATAATCATTCTAATTATCCTAGAAACAACAAAATAACAATATGGCACATAGCAAATACAGAGTATTCGACAAAAAAAATAACTTCCATCAATCATATGATGGAGCATTAAAAGGTGCAGAACAATGGGCAAGAGATTGCGCAAAGAAAATTGGCGGCTATGTTTTTCAATATAGCGAGTTTGATTTCGCTAATGGCACGAACCCATTTAAACTCTACGATTTCGTAGATCAAGGTAAATCAAAATGAGTGCATATTTCGTAGGCGACCCACACTTGGGTCACAAAAACATCCCTAAATATCGACCATGGGTAAAATCTGTGGAAGACAACACGACGATCTTTTGTCATCATTGGCAACAAACTATTCGCAAAAATGACACCGTTTACGTCATGGGCGATGCAGCGTTCTCTGATGAAGCTTTGGCAGTATTCAAAAATCTTCGTGGTCGCAAAATTCTAATCAAAGGCAATCACGATGATTATGTTTCGACAAAACTTCAAGCGGAAGTGTTTGATGAAATCTATGGCATGTTGTCATATAAGCGAATGTGGCTAACGCACTGTCCTATTCACCCGCTTGAAATGCGAGGTCGAGTAGCAAACATTCACGGACATGTTCATTCCAAAAGCATCAAAAAGAAAACGTGGTATGGCGCTTGGAAAGATGACCCTCAATACATCAATACGTGCGTCGATCATGTTTATGAAAAAACTGGAGGCAAGACCATCTTCACCTCTCTTGAAGAAATCAAAGCAAAACTAAATATCAAGTGAAAAATAAAAATGTAATTATCCTGCGCGGAGTAAGTGGATCTGGCAAATCCACTGCTGCGACACTGTTTGGCGGCAATGTGAAAATTTGCTGCGCCGATGATTTCTTTACTTCTGATGAAGGCAAGTATCAATTTGAAGCATCACGCACTCCAGAGGCTCACGAATACTGTCGTAAAGCTTTTGTTGCGGCATTGCAAGACGATCAAGTTGATACCGTTGTGGTAGCAAATACTAATAGTCGAGAGCAAGAATTCGCCTTTTACGATGAAAAGGCAAAAGAAATCGGGGCAGATGTATTCTATTTTGTGATTGAAAATCGCCATGGAAATACTGATGTTCATAATGTTCCCATTGATGCAAAATCGCGTCAATTAAACAACATCATCAACTCTCTAAAACTTATTTAATGAAAACCATCATCGCTGGAAGCAGAGATGAAGTCTGCTATCAAGATGTAGTCAACGCTATCAAAAGCTGCCCATGGACAATTACAGAAGTTGTTTGCGGCAAAGCAAGAGGAGCAGATACATTTGGAGAGACTTTCGCTTATAATGCCAACATTCCTGTTAAAGAATTTCCCGCTGATTGGAAAAATCTTGGCAAGGCTGCTGGAATTATTAGAAATAAACAAATGGGCGACTATGCAGATGCATTGATCGCAGTCTGGGATGGAGTCAGTAGAGGCACTAAGCATATGATTGATTACTCAACAAATAAAGGATTAAAAATTCACATTCACATTATTAAAGATGACAAATAAAGTAACCCTGCTAGGGCATTATGGAAGCGACGAAATTATCGCTTGTAGCGCATGGACTTCCACAAGTCGCGATTTGACGGAGGATAAGAAGTCTCGAATCCCAAAACTAATCGACATGCTATGGAGTAATGGTCATGAGACACCGTTTGAAAAGGGAGTGGTTCACTTCCTAGTTGATACGGAAATCGCTAGTCACATTCATTTGCTTAAACATCGTATTGCATCCATCAATGCTGAGTCTGCTCGATATAAAGAACTAAAAGAAGATAAGTTTTATATTCCAGAAGATTGGAAAGGTATCTATCCTAATGAAAATTGTATAAAAGCTGGTGGCAAAGACTGGGCAGAAATGTTGGAATCATATACAAAAGCAGGAAACGAACTCTATCATGCTTGTTTAAAAGACCTTGAGCCTGTTCTTGGACGCAAACGCGCAAAAGAATCCGCTCGCTTCTTCAAGACTTACAACAGTCAAATTGAAGGAGACGTTATGTTCAACATGCGCTCTTTTGCCAACTTTATCAAGCTTCGTCGCAGCGAACATGCTCAAAAAGAAATTCGCGATATTGCTGACGAAATGCTACAGCTTGTTAAACAAATAGATGGAAATCCTTTTGAACACACACTAAAAGCCTGGGGCTACTAATATGAAAATCAACATCAAATACCACGATATTGTTAATTATGTCTTGGGGTTTTGCAGCTACCATCCACTGGAGCTAGTCATTGATCCTTTGCGATACAAAATCGGAGACAATTACATTAGTGATTCAAAAACTGGTGAATTGTTTTATCAAAACGACGACTATTGCAAATTTATGCAAAAAATCTTGATACTTAAAATGGCGGCGAAAAACTTCGACACCCTGCAAGTTCAAGGTTTCTGCCGAGAAATCGAACAGTTTGCGCCATTGGAGGTTATATTATCATGATTTCGGCAAAAGTGTCTCAAATCATTAGCGTCGATCTGTCTCCAACTGAGGCAAAAGAAGTCGCGATAAAGTATATTTGTGCTGTTTTTGATTGGAAAACGTCCTATTCGATACGTGCAGATGGCGATAATCACGAAGATTGGGTGTTTCATAAAACGACTGTTTACTCTTCTCATTCCTTTGAGACTGAATTCAGACTTCGAAAAGCAACCGAGCGAGACAAAATGATCTGTCAATTTATTGAAGAAATGAAGAATACTTAAAAAATACGGTGTAAATACAAGAAAGTGAAAAACATTTTCTCAAAACTTACAAGTTTACTTGGGGCGAAATCTTCGACCCCAAGTTTGCCGCTTTCTACCCCTAAGACACCAAATAAAATGCCTAATAAATACCCTGAAACAGTTGCTTTGTCACCTCAAACAAACGGACCACGCGCACGTAAAATCGCTCCCAAGGCTATTGTTATGCACGATACAGAAGGTAATTACAGCGGCTCAATTGATTGGACTAGTAAAATCAACAATCCATCGACTGGTGAAAGACTTTACGCTAGTTATCATTGCATCATTGCGCGTGACGGCAGACGCACGATCACGAATCGCGATGACAATAGAGCATATCATGCTGGTGCAAGCTCGTTTAAAGGCATGACTAGCCTCAATAACTGTTCTATTGGCGTGGCATTTGAGCGTAGTTCCTACACAGAGCCGACAATAAGCGAGCTAACATTGCTGCTGCACCGATCAGAGGAATGACCCAACCTCCGTCTAAAAACTCCTTGATTATTGATTTTTCTGGCTCCATTTGCAGGTATTTACACTAGATTTTTTTATTTAAAATGCTTTTTTAATGCTTCGTAAAATTTAGCAAATTCTTTTGGATTGAGGTCTTTTTTGCGATTTGGAGCAATCGTTCTGTGGTCAGTAACCATGTCAAGAGTAATGTTCCATTTCTTCATGAGT